TGACGATAACAAATAATTTATCAAAAGAAGAATATAACAAGCTGCAAGGCAAAATTAACAAAGCCAAAGGAGAACAATTTGAAAATCTTATAGTTGCCAGCTGCTATTACTATGAAGCACATAATAAGGCATGCATAGAAAAAACACCGGAGCCATTTAGAATTATAGGAAAAGAAAAAGACCGAACAGGCAAGCTGATATTCAAAGGTGTATTTAAAAAGAAAGGACAACCAGATTTCAAAGGCACTTTAAATGGAGGAACAGCCATCTGCTTTGAAGCAAAACATACAGATGCAGATATAATTGAACAGAGCAGAGTTACAGAAGAACAATCAAGAGCATTACATATACATACTAAACTAGGAGCCAAGACATTTGTAATAGTATCAATACAAATGCAATACTTCTACTGTGTACCTTGGAAAGTGTGGAGCAATATGAAGGACTTATATGGACATAAACACATGAACAAAAATGACCTTGAACAGTATCAGGTACATTTTCAAAATGGAGTTATTAAATTCTTAGCACCTTTGGAGGAAACAATCGAACAAAACAAAGAGCATGAAGATAATAGAACACAAAGAATTTTCATAAGCGGAAAGATAAGTGAAGATTGTAACTACATAAAGAAATTTAAAAGAAAGCAAGACGAGCTAAGAAAGCAAGGGTATTTAGTATTCAACCCTGCAACAATTATAAATCCATTTATGGAATATGACGAGCAAATGAAACAATGCTTTGAGCTAATAGACCTATCAGACAGAGTATATTTTTTAAGTGATTATAGAACAAGCAAAGGCTCCATGATGGAATACAATTACGCTAAAAGTAAAAATAAGGTTATGGTGATGGACATATGAGCGAAATGATGAAAGGTAGAGAAGTTTACAAACACAAAAACGGGTTGAAATTTGAGATATTAAGTATAAATAGTGAAATTGCAATCTTAAAAGAACTAGGAAGAAAACCAATATATAAAGTAGGTATAGACTATCTAACATCATGCATGCAAACAGAGGGCGGTAAAATGATAGGCGAAAGATTTATTAAAACAAGTATTTAAATCTATAAAACTTTGGAGGAATAATTATGAATGAACTACTAGACAAAGCAATAGCACATATAACGGATGAAGCAATGAAATTAGGTGATGATTTATCAATTATGATTGAAGAACATTTAACTAATATTTGCATTACAGAGGCTGTAGCGAATAAATTATTGAACGAAGAAAAAACTTTGAATAAATTAAATAAGAATATATGGGATGAAGCAAGAAAAAGAAAAAATGGAAATGGAGCTCATATTCCAGATGCAGAAATATTTGAAATGGCAGAATCATATTACAGTATTACAGAAGAAGATAAAAATAGCATAGCTATTCATCAGAATCATAAACAAGTACATAAAGAACCTAAAAAAATAGTAAATATTATGGATATGCTGTAGGAGGATGTTATGGATAATAAATATCAACATAATTTTAGTAACGCACCTACAATATATAATGAATTGCCAGCTATAAAAACAGATAAAATTGAAAAATGGTTAAGAAAAGAAGTATTCAATACCACTGCATATATTTTTTATGATAAGAAAAAGAATGAGGCTGTGTGTTCTAAATGTGGAAGTAAATTTGAGGTGCCATATGATGCAGAACATAAAAAAATTGGATTTTGTCATAAATGTAAGTCCGAAATAATATTTAGATCTGCTGGATATAGTAGAGAAAGTTTAACACAAAGATCGAGGATGGTCCTCTTTCAAAGTAAAGGGAAAAGCATATATGTAACAGTTAATATGATTTATTTAGATTTTAATCAAGGATACGGACGATTATATAAAGATTGTGAGGCCGTTTATAAATTTGATAAAAATACCCAAGTAGGATATGAAACAAGTTGTTGGTGGGGTGGCAGTTACTGGACAAAAATGACGAATGTTCGCATTCCATATAGACAAGGCGAATGGATGGATGTACCAGTAGATGTATATACTGAAAATATAAATACAGTATTTAAAAATACTGATTTAAGGTATTGTCAACTTGAAAAACAAGTATCTGAGTGGAGTATTTATGATTTTATAAAAGTAATTGATATAAATGCTAAATATGAAGCAATCGAAAAGCTCTACAAAGTAGGATTAATTAAAGTCATAGATGACAAAATGAATAGAAGAGCTGGCACAAAATACATAAAGTGGAACAAAAGTAGCATAAAAGAAATTATAGGACTTAATAGAGATGAGGTCAATAAGATAAGAGAATTGAAATATGGCATGACAAATATAGCAGTATATAAAATGCTTAAATCTGAAGGTGTGAATATAAAATTAGAAGATGTTGATAATTGGAATTTTAGTGAGGTATACAAAATTAAAGGTATACATGTAGGAACATTTAATGGTAAATGGAAGTATTTAAACAAACAATATAAGCAATTAAAATCATCAAAGAAAAATCAATATTATCATTTTACTACTATATTACAGGATTATGCGGATTACATAAAAGAATGCAAGACATTAGAATTCGATTTAACTGATGAAATGATTATCTATCCAAAAAATTTACTTGAGGCTCATAGTAGAACATCTACACAAATAGAAATTATAGCAAATGAGGAAAAAGATAAGCAAGTAAAGAAAATAGCAGTAAAAAATAAAAAGCTTAATTTTAATAATAAAAATTTATTTATAAAAATAGCAGATTCAGCATCGGAAATTATTGTAGAAGGTAAAATATTAGGTCATTGTGTAGGGGGATATATTCAAAATGTTATTGATAATAAAACTTTAATATTATTTGTTAGACAAGCTTCTGAACCAGATGCACCGTTTTACACATTAGAGCTAAAAGGTAAAAAAGTAGAACAGTGTAGAGGATATAAAAATTGTAGTATGACAGATGAAGTAAAAACCTTTATAGATAAATGGCATAAAGAAGTAGTTATGAAAAAGGATAAAAAGCAAAATAAACAACTAAATAAAAAAGTTAAAGCGGTAGCATAGGAGGAATTAAAGTGGAAGTGTTAAAAGGCCAATTAGAGTTAGAAGTAAGAACAAAAGAGGTAGTAGTTGCAGAAATAAAAGCAACAATTAATCACGTACAGCAGGTAGCTATTCTTGGATCAATAGCTATAGGTAATAATCTTAAAGAATTAAAGGACCTGGTACCACATGGACAATGGTTAGAATACATACAAGATAATTTGCATTGGAATGAGAGAAAGGTACAAAGATTTATCCAAGTATCAGAGAAATACGGGGATGAAAATAGTGCATATCACAGACTAATTTTAAATCCGACATTAACGACGGATTTAAGTTTTACCAAAGCTTTGAGCCTACTTTCTATAGATGAAAATGAGGTGGAAAGTTTTATAGAAAATAATGATGTAAATGATATGACTGTCAAACAACTAGAGGAAAAAATCAAAGAGCTTAAAGAAGAAAAAAGTAATCTAACAGAGCAGTACAAAAAGGAAATTGATGACCTAAAAGAAGAACTAAGAGAGGCAAAAGATAACTTTGCTGATACTAATACAGCAATTGAAACATTAAAAAGTGAAATTGATGAATTGAAAAAAGAAAATGAAGACCTACAGAATGAAGATAATACAGAAGATAATTCTGAAGCTTTGGAGGAATTAGAGGAAGAACTTAAACAGAAGCTTAAAGAGTTGGATGATACTATAAAACAAAAAGATAAATTAGAGCAAAAATTAAGTGATTTAGAGCAAAAACAACAAGAAGCTGAAAAGACCAAGAAAGAAGAGATTGAAGAAGCAGTAGCTAATGCTAAAGAAGAAGCGGCTAAAGAAGCAAGAGAAGAAATGAAGGCAATAGTAGATGAAGCTGAAAAGGCAAAAGAAAAAGCAATAGAACAGAAAGAATTAGCAGAAAAGAAACTTAATAATTCTTCAGATGAAGAAATAATTAAATTTAAAATAAAAGTGGATGAATTGCAAGTAACTATAATTGATATAGCAGAACTATTAAATGTGATACAAAATGCAGACAAAGAAAAAGCAAACAAGTTAAGAACTGCTGTTAAAAGCATAATTGAAAATATAGAAATTTAATAAAAAAGCAGGTGCACTGAGATACATGTGCCTGCTAAACAAATTAAATTCATGGAGGAATCAAAATGTATTATATAGATGGTTTAGAAAATTTAAAAGATGAAGAATTTAAAAAAATGGTTAATTATGATTTAGAATTACGAGGAGAAGAGAATGAGTACCAGGTAATAGCTCCAAAGTCTCATAAAGAACTTATTGATGAAGGTCATACGCTTAAAACTGCAGTTGCATATTGGACACCAAGTATTATGAATGGTAAAACGCAAATATTATTTTTAAGAAAAGTAGAAGATGAAAGTTTGATGTCATTGGAAATTAAAGATAATAATTTGTTGCAGGCAAAAGGAATGCACAATAGGAATGCTACTGATGAAGAACTATTATTCTTAAAAAAATATTGTGCTAATAAAAAGTTATCTATGAACATAAACAATTGTCTTTAATAGGTGAAGATTATGAAAGCAAGATTAGCAAAGGCCAAATTAAGGACACCTACAAAAGAATGGCATAAATACTTAGAAAATAAAATTCTTCTTGTTGGCAACGTATATGGAGCATATAAGCTAATCAGTTTTTCTGGTAATTTTAATAAATTATGTGAAATTATTTGGAATAACGAAACAGAACATAAATTTGACTCATTAGAGAGTTTTCAACAACAAGTAGCATTAGGTAATTATAATTTCTGGATGGATCTAAAAGAAATTAAAATAATTGAAGAGTTTTAGTTTGTGGAGGCTTTATGAAAACAAAGTTGATAAATAATTTAGAACTTAATCAAATAAAGAAAGTTATGCAAAACAATCAAATAAGTATTAAAGCTAAAGGGATTTTCACTTATTTATTTTTTATGTCAAATGAAAACAAAGAAGTTACTTTGACGATTGATGAAATATGTGAAGATTTAAGTATTGGTAGAGATGCATACTTTAAACACATCAAAGAGCTGAAGAAAGAAAAAATATTGCAAACTATAAATACAAGGGATGCAAACGGTAGATTTGGATGCAATATATTTGAATTGTTAAAAACTAGTAAATGAAATGAGGTTTATTTATGAAGGGCTATGATATATGTATAGATTGTAAAGATGAAAATACAGAAAAATGTGCTACATGTGAAAAAAGAGTATGTCGTGTATGTGGATGTACTTGGAATAATGCATGTGCTAGTGGTTGTTATTGGGTTGAGTTTGATTTGTGTAGTGAATGCGTAGATAAAGAAAATTAAAATTTAGTTGATGAATGAGGTGTAAAATGGCAAAAAATAAATGGATTACACTTAAAGAAAATGACGAATTAAGGGACCGTGCGATAGTAACAAGAAAGATAATAGGACAAAAAGGTAAGAAACTTTTTGATGTAACAATAGGGCTTCCCGGTTGGAGTTTACGAAACAATACTATAGCATATATGCCTTTACTTAATATTACTGAAGCACCAGAAGCGTGGAAAAGCGAATACAAAGGAGATGAATTCCCAAGTGAAAATATATCTTGTATGGCACAACTACAAGGAACACAGTCTTATAACGAGGGAAAGCTTAAAATTGTAGAATCATATTATCTTGCTAAAGAATATAAATTTTTACGCATACCTGATGGTTGGGAAGTAATAGGCTGGTCGGAATTCCCGAAACCATTTACTAAGAAAAATTAAAATTTAATGGAGGATAGAGATTAATGGAACAAAGATTTTTATTAGATAAAGATAGTATATGTTATGGTTGCAGTAAATATAAAAATATACTTGATAGTGATGTAGAAGAAGGGGAATATGATATGGATGAACATAAAGGGGTATGCACATGTAAACAGCCTTGTATTCAGGGTCATTTAAATGACTATGCTAATATAAAAGTATATAAATTTTGTGAATGTGATTTAATAGTAACAAATAAAAGTTTAGACGAAACAATAGCATGGTATAACAAAGAGTTTATGGAAGCTGATGAATCAGATGTTGAAGAGATTGATATGGATATGGTCAAAATAAATGTAGAAGAAGATGATGAATACCAATGTGATACTGTTACAGTTAAGGAATATATTGCTGATATTGATGAGGAGTATATGCCAATGATATTTGCAAGTCAAGAATATTAATAGGAGATGGAGCTCTTCAAGGTACTTCTGGACCAAAAATCTAGAGTGGGTGCTTGCGAGCGCAAGATATATCTAGTTAGTGAAAATTTTTAATTTTCCGTTTCCTTCCGAAAATAAATAAACAGGGGGTGGTTACTTGACAAAAAAAGGCGAAAAGGAAAAAGAAACAAACAAAAAAAAGTCTGTAGAAATATTGGAAATTTCGGAAAAAGAAACAAACAAAAAAAAGTCTGTAGAAATATTGGAAATTTCGGAAAAAGAATTGGCTGATTATTTCGGTGTTAGTGACCGCCGGATTCGTCAATTAGCAAAGGAAGAAATCGCAATTAAAACAAAACCCGGAAATTATGATTTAAAGAAAAGTGTTCAAAATTATATAAATTTTATAAAAACAGAAGATGATAAAACTATTGAAACAAAGGGACTTTTAGAAATAGAGTTGCAAAAAGAAAAACTACAGCATGAACGGTTAAAGAGAAAAAAGACGGAAATGCTTATTCATCAAATGCAACGTAAATTACTAAGGGTGGAAGATGTAGAATACATATGGAATAAGATTGCAGTTGCAATAAAAACAAGGATTAGTGCTATACCAACAAAGGCAGCACCAATCCTCGTTGATGTGAAAAATGTTAATGAAGTTAAAGAAATATTATCAAAACAAATTGATGATGTTTTAATTGAAATATCAATGCACAACATTAATGATTATGAAGCGGAAATGACGGAAATGGAGGAAGAGCTTGAAGACAATGAATAAAAACGATGTAAAAAGAGATAAAGAATATCAAAAAACACTTATGTTTTTTCAAAAAATGTTAAAGGTTTTCGCTCCACCACCAAAGTTAACTATATCGCAATGGGCGGATAAGTATAGAAAACTTTCTCCTGAATCATCAGCAGAGCCTGGCACATGGAATACTGATAGAGCTCCATATCAAAGAGAAATAATGGATGCAATATCAGATATAAATACACATACAGTTATTATAAAAAGTTCGGCGCAAGTTGGTAAATCAGAAATATTATTGAACACTTTAGGCTATTACATAGCACATGAACCAGGACCTATATTATATATAATGCCAACCGAGGGAATGGGTAAAGAATTTTCCGAAGAAAGACTTGGACCTATGATAAGGGACAGTGAAGTATTAAGAGATAAAGTTTATGAGGTCAAAAGTAGAGATAGTGGAAATACAATAATGCATAAAAAGTTCAAAGGAGGACATTTAACTCTAATAGGAGCAAACACACCAAATAAACTATCAAGTAAACCTATAAAAGTTGTATTAATGGATGAAGTAGATAGGTATCCGTTTAGTGCTGGTAAAGAAGGTGATCCGGTTAAGTTAGCTATAAAAAGAACAACTACATTTTGGAATAGAAAGATAGTATTAGTTTCAACACCAACTATAAAAGGTTTATCAAAAATTGATAGTGAATATGAGGATAGCACTGCTGAAGAGTTAAATGTAATGTGTCCAAATTGTGAAGAATACCAACCGTTAATTTGGGAGCAATTAAAGTTCGAACATGAAAAAGGTACGCAAGAATTTGAATTAAAGGGATATATGTGTATTCATTGTGGTTTTATAAATGATGAAAAAACTTGGAAGCGCCAACCTATAAAATGGATAGCAACTCATCCAGATGTAAAGGGTAAAAGAGGATTTCACTTGAATGAATTAATATCACCTTGGAAAACGTGGGATGGAGTAATAGCGGATTTTCTAGATGCAAAACGTAAAGGCATTGAATCACTTAAAACATGGAGGAATACTTCACTAGGATTAAGCTGGGAAGAACAAAGCGAATTAGATATACAAGATAAATTATTAGAAAGAAGACAATATTATAACTGCGATATACCTAAGGATGTCTTAGTATTAACATGTGGAGTTGACGTACAAGATAATAGACTGGAGTATGAATTAATAGGTTGGGGGTTAGAAAAGACTAGCTGGGGAATTAAGTACGGTGTAATCATGGGGGATATATCAAAGAAACAAGTTCAACAAGATCTAGATGACGTGTTATTTAGTAATTTTGAAAGAGAAGATGGATTAAAACTAAATATTATGACCACCTGTATAGATAGTGGAGGTCACTATACAGATTTTGTGTATGATTATTGCAAAAAAAGAGAAATGAAAAGAGTTTGGGCGATTAAGGGACAAGGTGGAACAGGAATACCATTTATACAAAGGCCTAAACGTAGAAATAAAGCAGGAGTATTTTTATTTATGTTAGGAGTTGATGTTGGTAAAGATACTATAGCATCAAGATTAAGAGTTGAATCCGAAGATGAAAGTGGGTTTTGTCATTTCCCTATGGAAATTGAAAAGGGATATGATAAAGCGTATTTTGAAGGATTAACAGCAGAGAAAAGATATATTCGTAGTGTTAATGGTCAAATGAAAATGAACTGGGTAAAAAAATATGATGGCATAAGAAATGAACCGTTCGATATTAGAAATTATGCAACAGCGGCGCTAGAAATACTTAATCCTAATTTAGATTTATTGTATAAAAAGTTAAATGTATGTGTAATTCAAAATCAAAATGTGAATACACCAGTTAAAAAGAAAAAATCAAAAAGCTCATCTGGCGTATCTATATATTAAGGAGTTGCTAATGGAAAATAAAAAAATTATAAATAGTCCAAAGCATTGTAAGTATGAAGTTCGTTGTCGTTCTTGTGGCAAAAAGTTCTTTGATTATTACAAAAAAGATATTGAAATAGAAAAAAATCGTGATATAATAGTTACAAAGTGTACACGTTGTAAAAACGAAAACATTATTATAATTTAATATTATAGAGCATCTAGAATGCCATAAAACAAGCGATTTCGTATTGCTTGCTTTGTGGCATTTTTTTATTTTAATTTGGAGGTGAAAACGTTGAAAACTAATAGATTAGAACAGTATCAAAAAAGATTAGATGCTTATTATGAGGCTGAAATAAACATCCTAAATGGTGCACAAAGTTATCAAATTGGTTCGAGAACTTTAACTAGAGCTGATTTGAAAGAAGTTAAAGACACAATAGAGTATTTAGAAAAATCTATAGATATAGAAAAAAGTAAAATTGCTGGCAAAGGTAGAAATAAAGTAATTGGAATTATACCAAGAGATGTATAGGAGGAATCATATTGAATTTAATAGATAAAGCAGTTAATGCATTTGCTCCTGTGCATGGTCTGAAAAGAATGGCAGCACGTAAAACAATGGAAGTATTAAATACTGGTTATTCTGATAGTGGAGCTAGTAGAACAAAAAAATCATTGCGTGGAAATACAGATATAAGTGCAAACCCTGCCATGGATATAGATGCTAATTTAAGAACTTTAGTGAATCGAAGCAGAAGTTTATATATGGGTTCTCCAATAGCAACAGGAGCTTTAAAAACAACTAGAACAAACGTAGTAGGAAGTGGATTAAGACTTAAACCAAGTATTGATTATGAATTTTTAGGGTTAAGTGAAGAAGAAGCTGCTGAATGGGAATCAAATGTATCAAGAGAGTTTGATATGTGGGCCGATACAAAGATGTGTGATTCATTAAAGTTAAATAATTTTTATGAAATGCAACAACTTATATTTCTAGGTCAATTAATGAATGGTGATGGATTTTGTTTACTTAAATATGCTAAGCCAACTACATATATGCCATATGGTTTAAGGTTACATTTACTTGAAGCAGATAGAGTGTGTACTCCCAATAAAATAGTTAATTCTATCGGTTATGCGCTGGATCCATTTTGGGGTAAAAACCCAGATAATGAAAATGAAATATTTAGTGGTGTAGAAATTGATAAAGATGGAGCAGTTGTTGCGTATTGGATTTGTAATCAGTATCCATATGTTAATAATTTATATAGTTATACTGCTCCAGAGTGGAAAAGGGTTGAAGCCTATGGTAAGAATACTGGTAGGCCAAATATAATACATATTTTTGATGCTGAAAGAGCTGAACAAAGACGTGGTGTGCCAATGCTTGCTCCGGTAATTGAAGAGCTTAAACAGTTAAAAAGATATACCGATGCAGAGTTAATGGCTGCTGTAATTAGTGGAATGTTTACAGTATTTATAAAAACGGAGGGCGATACTTCTGAGAATGTATTAGGGCAAGGTATACCAAATGATTTAGAATCAGTTGCTATGGATGATGATAATCAATATGAACTAGGTAATGGTGCAGTTATTCAATTATCACCTAAAGAAAGTATAGAAATAGCTGATCCTAAACGACCTAGTACAGCTTTTGATAGTTTTGTAAGTAGTATGTGTAAAAATATTGGAGCGGCATTAGAGATACCACCTGAACTTCTGTTAAAGTCATTTACAAATAGTTATTCAGCTAGTAGAGCTGCATTGTTAGAAGCATGGAAAATGTTCAGAATGCGAAGGGAATGGCTAGCAAATGGATTTTGTCAACCGATTTATGAATTGTTTTTAACTGAATCGGTTGCACTTAATAGGATAAAAGCACCAAAGTTTTTTCAAGATCCAATTATAAAAAAAGCATGGTGTGGAGCAGACTGGAATGGACCTGCACCAGGAATGTTAGATCCAACTAAAGAAGTTGATGCTGCTAAAACAAGAGTTGAATGTGGATTTAGTACTAGAGAAGAGGAAACAATGGGACTTACTGGAGGTAACTACAATAAAAATATAAAACAACTTAAAAGAGAGAATCAATTGCTAAGTGAAGCAAATGGCTCAATAAAAAAGAAAGGAGGTAAATAAGATGGCAAAGGTTAATAAGTTTTGGAATTTAAATATTTTAGATTTATCTACAACAGAAATATTGATATATGACAGTGTAGCTAGTAAAAAAAGCTATGATTGGTGGACTGATAAAGAAGGCGATGAAGTAACACCAAAAGCTTTTAGAGATGAATTGTTTAGTATAACAACACCAAATATTATAGTAAGAATAAATAGTGGTGGTGGTGATATATTTTCTTCAGTAGCTATTTCAAGTGCTATTAAAGACTGTAGAAATACTGGCAAAAAAATAACATGTAAAATAGATGGAATATGTGCTAGTGCAGCTGTACAAATAGCTATGAGTTGTGAATCAATAGAAATAGCAGAAGAGGCATACTTGATGATACACAATCCTATGACAATTCTATGGGGCTATTACAATAATACCGAAATAAAAAAAGTTGATAATCAATTAGAATCAATTAGAAAAGGGATTATTACAGTTTATAAAAATAAGACAGGATTAGATGAAGAAGAAATTATTGGATACATGGATAATGAAACATGGTGGACTGGTAGAGAGGCAGTTGATAAAGGATTCTGTGATGAAATAATGTTTGAAGATATAGACACAGAATATGTAAATGAAAATGAATTTAAAATTAATGGTGCTGTATTTGATTTGAAAGTATTTAATAAGTTGCCTGATAAAATTAAAAATGTTGTAAATTCAACCAAAAAAAGAAACACCAAAATAATAGAAAATGGAGGAAATGAAGAAATGCAATGTAAAAACATTCAGGAGTTGAAAAATGCATATCCAGAGTTAGTGAAAGAAATAGAAAACAATGCGACAGAAAGTGGCAGAAAAGAAGAAAGAACAAGACTTCAAGCTATTGATGGTATGCAAGGAAAGATAAAAAATGAGGTATTAAATAAAGCTAAATATGAAACTTTTGATAATGCTGAAAAAGTTGCTTTAAATGCAGTTACAAATGGTGACTTCGTAGATACTAACTTTATCAATGCATTAACAAAAGACGCTGAATCAGTAAACAAAGTAAATGGTTTTGCTAATAATGGAGACCAAGATCAACAATTAACTCAAAAGCAAATAGATGCACAAAATGCAGCTAAAATAGCAGCAGATGTATTTAAAAAATAAGAATAGGAGGGTTTGAAATGGCAAAAGAAATTTTAAATTATGATAGTTTGTTAGCCGGAGAAGTGAGAAGTGTAATCACAGTAGATTTAGCAGTTTCACAAACTGTTAAACGTGGAGATTTGTTAGAATGTGCAGTTACAGAGACCATATCTCTTGCTGATTCCGTATATTCAGTTAATAGAAGTGTTGCAGCAAGCTTTAAAAAGCCAAGTGCTAAAGCAGATATAAAAAATATATATGTTGTAGCAGCTGAAGATGTAACAACTACAGCAAGTGCTGCGGGAACTATAACAGCATACAAAGATGGCTATTTTAACCAAAATGCAATTGTGTTTGGTGGAGAGTCAACAGTAGCAGATAATAAAAATGTATTAATATCAAATAATATCTACTTAGTAGATGTACAATAGGAGGTTAGAGTATGGATATATTTAGTCCAGAGGTATTAGATAGCATAACAAGAGTTATGCCACCACAAACAACATTTTTCAAAAAAACATTTTTCGGAAAAGATAAATGTGAACCAAATACAGAAGTAAGAGCAGATTTTTACAAAGGAAAAAGAAGAGTTGCTCCTTTTGTATCTGAAAACAGTAAGGCAAAAACAGTTACTAAAATTGGTTATTCAAGCGAAAAATTTGAAACACCATTGGTAAAAGTTAAGGATGTTACTACAATAGAAGATTTAGTAAAGAGGTTACCAGGCGAGTTAGTTCAAAATAGTGGATTTACTCCAGAAGGTAGAGCTATTCAACTATTAGCAGAAACATTACAAGATTTTAATGAACAAATATCAAGAAGAGAAGAAGTTATGTGTGTACAAGCACTTATGACTGGTAAAATTCCTGTTATTGGTGAAAATGTAAATTATACAATTGATTTTGGATTTACAAATAAAAGTACATTATCAACTCTATGGGATGCACAAAACAGTACTGCTGATCCAATTAAAGATTTAAGTGCAGCTGTATTAGTATGTATGAAGAATGGTTATAGAAAACCAAATATTTGTGTAATGGAAAGAAGTGCATATGATGCATTTATAGCAAGATGTACTGCGCTTGGGTATCTAAATCAAAGAAACTACTTAGATTTAAGTATTGAGCCATCGGTTAAAAATGAGAATTTAACTTACTGTGGTAGACTAAGAGATCCAAATTTAGAAATATATCTATATGATGAGTGGTATATTGATGATTGGTCAGCAGCGACACCAACAGAAAAACCTATGATAGATAAAGGTAAAGTGCTTTTAGCTAGTAGTAATGCTAGATTTTCAATGTATTATGGAGTTTTAACATTCACTGATGAAAATACTAAAAGTTTTAGAAGTTTCATGGCTACTAGAGGAACAGATAGTTGGGTTGAAAAAGAACCAGCACAAAGATTTATAACTTTAAACTCTAGACCTTTACCAGTTCCTCATGAAGTTGATAGTTGGTATGTATTAACCGTTTCATCTACTACATAATGGAGGTGCTATATGAAAATTAGAGCAATAAATCAAATTTTACATAAGGGTGAAGTATTACCTCCTGGTACAGAATTCGAAATAGAAGATGAGTTTGTAGAGTCTTTATTAGATATAAATGCTGTTGAATTAATTAATGAAGAGAAAAGTGAAATTGATATAGAAAATATGTCGATTGAAGAGTTAATAACAATGGATATAGGTAACTTAAAGCAACCTGAATTAGTTGCTATAAGTGAAAAATATAATATTGCATTAAAAGGTGCTAGATCTAATAAAGATAAGGCTAAAATAATAGTTAAAAATTTAGAGGAATTGTTGAACCAAGAAAATCAAAAAGACAATGGTAATGACAATCCAGGTGATGCTGATCCAGAAGATGCTGGCTCAAATAAAGAGTTGGATGATGAAGAACCAATGACAGGCATGCCTGAAGATTAATTGGAGGAATCATGAATTTCAAAGAGTGTGTACAAAATGATTTAGATATTATAATTAATCAAAATGAGTTCGCTGAAACAGTTACAATTAATAACACTAATGCTCTGGTAACTGAAGATAATGAACGTTTAAGTTATAAGATTAAGAAGGATTATGACGGTCTAATAATTGGAGACACACTCTTTTATATTACAAAAAAAGAGTGTGTTAAAATACCTAGATTTGGACCAACAACAAACGAAGCAATAATATATAATGGCAAACCAGCAACAGTAATATCTTATAGTTATTCGGATGGATTATATGAAGTTATTATTCAATATACAGGTACAAGGATATGAATATACGTATTGATACTTCTGGAATTGATAAATTGCATAAGGAATTAAATAAAATACCAAAAGAAATGCCTGCTGCCATTGTATCTAGTTTAAATAAAACCTTAATCTCTACAAATTCACAGTTACAAAAGCAAATAAGCGGAAAGTATAACATAAAAAAAAGTGATTTAAATGGAACTGGGAAGAAATATAAGAGTGAAAAAAGTAATAATTTAATAACAATAAAAAAAGCAAACTATAAAAATATGAGTGCATATATAACAGTTAGAGGACCAGTATTGACATTATCACGTTTTTTAGTTACACCTAAGGCACCAGTATCTTTTGAAGGCAAAACAATGAAGAAGATTAAGAAAATCAAAAGGCCTAAAGTCAAAATTATAAAAGGTAAATCACTAAATATAAGCAAAGAACATAATGCTTTTGTTTCTAAAAATGGTGAACACTTAGCAATATTTGAAAGAGTAGAAAATGGGTTAATAAATATGATGCATACAACAAGTGTTGCACAAATGGCCAGTGATAAAGATATAGCTGAAAATGTGACTAAGCATAGTGAAATGATGTTAAGTAATAAAATTGAACAAGAAATAAATTTTAGATTAAATAAAGCACAAAAACAACTAAATAAGGGGTGATACATCATGACTGCATTAAAAGCATTGGTTGAATTAAAAAAATTTATAGAACTAGAAGTTGCAAGTGGAATTAAATTGCAGAAAGAAGAGAGCAATGAGTTTGTAAATCCTGTAGTTGAATTGGTGTATTTACCTCATAAAAATTTTTCACCGCAAAATTTTCAAGTGCCATATATATATATTAGCTTAGATTCGGGTGCTGATGATACAGAAGGAAATTCTGTAAGTGTAAGATTAACATGCGCTACATATGGTGGTGGATTTTATGAAGACACAACAATCCCGGATGCTAAAGGATATATAGATCTTATTAATCTAATAGAGTTATGTAAAAATAAGTTAATTGAGAATTATGTTATCGGTGGAAAATTAACATTAGATATGCCTATAAAATATGGAATGTATGATACAGAAATAACATGGCCATATTGGTATGGCTATTTATCTTTTTCAATTGATATACCATCAATTGAACCAATTAAAAATCTTGAATTTTAAGATTATTTAGAGAAATGGAGGAAAGTAAATGAGTTACAAACATGGAACATATGCTGAAAAAGCTCAATATGAAGGTGATTTAGGAAGTAGAAGCTTAGGGACTATACCTGCATACATAGGAACTGCGCCAATACATCAAATGAATAACTTGGGTGGTAGTAGTTTTAATTATTCTGCATATATAAACAAACCTATATTATTATCAAGCATGTCTGATGCTAAAAGTAAGATAGGTTATAGTGATGATTGGTCGAATTTTACACTAGGAGAAGCTATCAAAGCGCATTTTGATAATGGTGTAAAAAATGTAGGGCCAATAATAGTTATAAATATGGCAAACCCTGCAGAATTAGAAACAACAGTTACATCTGCAACAATAATTTTGAGTGGTGCATCCGGGAATAAAAAAGGATATATAAACGATCCATTAGCTGCTATTGAAAATATAGAAATTACTGGATTAAATGCAGGTGATTATACAATGTCATATGAAGATGATAAAATATTACTTGCAATAACAAAAGCAGATTATACAAATAACACTATTGCTGCATCATATAAAAGAATTGATGTTAATATTACAGCTTCAATGTTTGAAAAAGCAATAGACTCATTAGATAGCTGTGAAATGTTAACTTCTTGTATTCCAAATTTATTGTTAGCACCAGGTTATTCGTCTACACCAGAATATCATAATAAAATGATTACTAAAGCATTAAATAAAATATCATCGAAGTGGTATTTTACAGTACTTTCAGATATTCCTGCTGATAGTTTAGTAAATACGTTATTAGCTGCTAAAACATGGAAGGAAACTAACAATTATAATAGTGTAAATGATAAAGTATGTTATCCAAAAGTTAGACATAATTCAAAAATATATCATTTGTCTACTATGGTAGCAGTAAAAACACAAATAATTGATAGTGAAAACGATAATGTGCCATATATAAGTGCTTCAAATGAATTGGTATATGCACAGGCAGCAGTGTTGGATGATGGAACGCAACTATTAATAACTGAAAGTCAAGCAAATGAATTAAACGCTATAGGTATTACTACAGTAAATTTAATTAAAGGAAACCTAAGGATTTGGGGACCTCATATGGCTAACTATAATTATAGTAAATTGGATGATATTAGTCCTGAAGATAGGTCGGATAGTAGTGTAAGAATGTTTATTTACTTACAAAACAAACTGCAATATGACTTTATAGATGATATAGATAGTCCAATATCTAGAAGAGATATAGATAGCATAAAAGTTGAAATTCAACTTTGGCTTAATTCATTAGTTAAAGAAGGAAAGTTATTGTATGGCTCTATTGACTTTATTGAAAGTAGTAACAGCACAGCTGATATGATAAATGGTGATTTTGTATTTGATGTTAAATCAACAACTACACCAAATGGAAAATCATTTACTTTTAAAGTCAAGTATACAACAGAAGGAATCAGTTCATTAGTTGGAGGTGAAGAATAATGTCAGTAATAGCTAATAAAACAATTAATTACAGTATATACAATAGAACTTCAGGAAAACCAGTTTATATTGATGATACTAAAACATATAAAAGACCTTCAATTGAACACTTAACAGATACATTAGGCGGTAATGGTGTAATGGGAGAAATAGATTTACCTACAATTACACAATTGGCTAGTATGGAGGGCGAAATTGGATTAAATAAATCAAATAAAAAGGCATTAGAATTGTTCTCACAAAAGGTTCATACACTTGAAGTTCGATGGATAAATGATAACTTAAACTCTCAAATTGGTAAAATAGAAACAGATGCACATAAAGAGATTATAAAAGTTATACCAAAAAAACTAGATTTAGGCCAGATTGAGAAAAACTCTGCAAATGAAATTACTTTAACGTATGAAATAGTAGCATATAACTATATTTTAAATGGTGAATCAATGATTGAAATAGATAAATTAAATAATGTATTTAAAATTCTAGGTGTTGATTATGCTGCATCAATAAGAGAAGCTCTTTAATAGAGCTTCTAATATAAAAATTGGAGGAAAACATTGATGGAAAAATTAGTTTTAAAAAAGCCTGTTAATATTAATGGTGAGTTGACAGAAGAAATAGAATATGATTTGGAAAGCTTGACAGGTCAAGATATTCAACAAGTTGTTAGAGATTTAAATAAAAGAAATATTATTATAGGAGCAGTTGAACTAGATATGAATTACCATGCCGCTTTGTTTGCACAGTCTGCTGGTTTATCTTTTGATGATTTATCAAACCTTTCTAGTAAGGATTATAACGAGATGACAATTAGGGTTAGGGATTTTTTTCTCAAAGATTAGGGCAAGTAGTAGGATTAGATTATATAAATCAGCTCAAAGTAATAATTACCGTAAATACATCAACGAGTTATATAGAATGTAATAATCTTACAATATTTGAACTGTGTGAATTTTGCGAAATACTCTTAGAATATTTGCATGAAGTAAACAAGCAAAGGGAGGTGCAAAATGGCTAAAGATTTAAAAACTAATATAGTATTAGGTGGAGAAGTTGACCCGAAGCTAAAAAAGGCATTTGATACTACACAAAAACTTGCAAGTAAAACAAAACAGCAACTAAATGACTATGGTAAAGCATTAAAAGTAAGCGGAATTGCAGTAGGAGCTGCTATAGTAACAGCGGCAACATATTCAACAAAAGCAGCAATGGAATATCAAACCTCATTAGCTAAAGTTGCAACTATTGCAGATACAAGTAAGAAATCAATACAAGAATTAAGCCAAGAAGCATTGAGCGTATCTAATAAAACTGGTGTTGCAGCAAGTGAAATAAATGGAGCATTGTACGAAGCAATATCAGCTGGAGCAGATACAGCTCATGCGACTGAACTTGTAGAAGTAGCTGTAAAAGCAGCGAAAGGTGGATTTACAGATACAACAACTGCTGTTGATGGACTGACTTCGGTTTTAAATACATATAACATGTCTACACAAGATGCTGAAAAACTTGCTAATCAATTCTTAATTACTCAAAATAAAGGTAAAACTACTTTTGGTGAAATTGCTAATAGTATAGGTAAAGTTGCACCCATAGCGCAAAGTGCAGGTATACAAACGGATGAATTATTATCAAGTATTGCTGCACTAACTGCAAATGGTATAGCGACAAGTGAAGCGATAAGTGGTACTAAAGCAGCAATATCTAATATTATCAAACCAACAGCAGAAGCACAGAAAATGGCTGAAGCATTAGGTCTAGAATTTAATTCAAGTGCTTTACAAAACAAAGGATTATCAGGATTTATGCAAGAGTTGAAAGATAAAACAGGTGGCAATCTTGAAATTATGTCCAAGTTATTTGGTTCTGTAGAGGGATTGAATGCAATGCTAACATTAACTTCTGATAGTGGCATGACTTTAATTAATGATACGATGCTAGAGATGCAAAATAATTCTGGTGCACTACAAACAGCATATGAGACGATGACCAATACATCGGCTGAAAGACTTGAACGTTTAAAAAATAAGTTTAATAATGTTTCAATAGTTGTAGGCGAAAAGCTGCTACCTATTGCTGAAAAGATAATGAGCAAAATTGAAAATACTGATATTGATAAAGTAATTGATAATATAATTGGTAAGGTAAATTGGTTTATTGAAAATGGCAATACAATTGCTGGTATTGCTGTTGCAATCGGTGTCGGAATGGCAACTTGGAATGTTATTAGTATGGTATCAGGATTGATTGCAATAATGAAGGGTTGGCAAACTGCAACACAAGCTCAAACTTTAGTACAAGCTGTATTAAATAAAGTTATGTTACTAAATCCTTTAGGTATAATTATAGCCTTGATAATGGGATTAGTAGCGGGATTTATATATCTTTGGAATACATCAGAAAAGTTTAGAAACTTTTGGATTGGGTTGTGGGAAGGAATAAAAGATGCCATAGGAAAAGCTGTTGGATGGATAGGCGAAAAAATTGGGAAAATCGGCGAATTCCTTACTGGAGTTAAAGATAAAATTG